CATTGCCAATAACATCAAATTGTAACCATGAAAAAGGCAAACGAATTGACCGACAAGCAGATCAGGTTTTGCAATGAGTATCTGATTGATCTGAACGGAACACAGGCCGCAATAAGGGCGGGATATTCTGTCAACGGTGCGGCAGAAGCAGCATCTCGAATGTTAACAAACCCTAACATTTCAGAATGTATTCAAAATCTTAAAAATGAGGCCAATAATCAATTGCAAGACAAGTATAAGCTATCAAAAGAGAGAGTTCTCGAACAATACGCAAAAATTGCATTTTCTGACATCAGAGGCTATTACGATGAAGACGGTTTGTTGAAGAAAATCAGTGAACTGGACGAAGATCAGGCTGTTGCTCTGGCCGGTGTGGAAACCTTTGAAGTTAACACAGGAGGCGTTCCGATCGGCGAAACTAAGAAGGTCAAGATTTATGATAAGATTCGGGCCCTTGATAGTATCTCCAAAGTAATGGGCTACAATGCCGAGGAGAAAAGCAATGTCCGTGTTACCGTGGACCTGACAGAGCAGGATATTGAAATGTTTGCAAAGTTCTTTAACGACAAATACAAATGAGCCCGGCAGAAATACAGGAATATAAACGTATTGCATTATCAAGGCTTGCTACACAGCGGAGCCTGATGAATTATACGTGCTATTTCTTCCGTGAGCTTTACAGCAGAAAGTTTGTTATTAACAAGCATCACGAACAGATTTGTAATCTTTTAAACCGCATCCTTGCCGGTGAAGTCACCAAGGCTATTATCAACATCGCTCCGCGCTATGGTAAGACCGAGCTTGCTGTCAAGAACTTCATCAGCCACGGCCTTGCCTTAAACCCGGCATCCAAGTATATCCACCTAAGCTACTCCGATGATTTGGCACTTGATAATTCAGAAGGTGTTAAATCCATTGTTGAACACGAATCCTATCAAGAGCTTTATCCGGAGGTGATGATCAAGAAGGATTCCCGAAGCAAAAAGAAATGGTACACAACCAAAGGTGGAGGCGTTTACGCTACATCAGCCGCAGGCCAGGTAACAGGCTTTGGAGCCGGTCAGGTTGATTCAGAAGAACAGGATGATCCGGATTTTGAAAGAACCATGGATGATTTTCTTGTTGATGCCGGCATTCATACCAAGTTCGGTGGCGCGCTGATCATTGATGATCCGATTAAACCCGAAGATGCTGATTCAGAAACCCGCCGTGAACGTATCAATCAACGTTATGATTCCACGATTAAAAACCGGGTTAACAGCCGAAAGACTCCGATCATTATCATCATGCAACGTCTGCACGAAAATGATCTGTGCGGATACCTGTTGCAGAATGAACCGGGACAATGGGAAGTATTAAGTATGCCATGCATTGAAACTGATAAAAAAGGAAATGAAACTGCGCTCTGGCCATTCAAGCATTCATTGTTAGAGCTTAAAGCCTTGCAGGATCAGAACAGCATGGTCTTTGAGCGTCAGTACATGCAGAACCCGCAGCCTGCAGGCGGTTACCTTTACGGCAGACCATGGAAAACGTATCAGGGCATTGATTACATTCCGGCAACCAAGTTTCGGATGCGCAAAACCTATACGGATACTGCGGATCTTGGAACAGACTTTCTTTGCTCAATAGCTTATATTGAAACTGAAACAGCAATGTATGTTACCGATGTGATTTATACACAGGCCGGCATGGAAACAACCGAGCCAATGGTGGCAAAGCAAATTCATGAGCAGGGTACAGAGCTGGCAAGGGTTGAAAGTAATAATGGTGGCCGCGGCTTCGCCCGCAATGTAGAGCAGCAAACACGTTTGAGAGGAAACAAGGACACGCGCATTGAATGGTTTCATCAATCGGCAAACAAGTATTCCCGGATCTTTACAGCCGGTGCATCGGTTCAGAACCTGATTGTCTTTCCGGAAGACTGGAAAGCACGTTGGCCCAAGTTTGCAAAGCATGTCTGCTCTTACATGGCGGCAGGTGGAAACGCAAATGATGACGCGGAAGATGCATTGACCGGGATGGCCGAATATTTTGGTAAGGATAGCAACAAAGCACAGAACCTCACAGCTTATTTCAGATAACACATACTATGAATTTACAGGAATTAACACAGTTGCTTGGTCAGGAAGATGATATCACCGTAAAACTTCGCAAACTCCGGGGCCGCAATACCATCAGCACTGAAACTGAAAAGCTGACTGAGCTTTACGATATTGAAAAGCATGACATTTACAGCAAAGCCCTTCGGCCTGATCGTAATGTGATGAAGGAGGATGAAAACGGGGATATGGTGTTTGACCGTGTTGAATATGTCAACCGCATCGCCTTGCCTTTTCAAAAACTGATTGTAAAGCGCGCTGTTTCATTTGTCTTTGGCAATCCTGTAATTCTGAAATGTGAGGCTGAGACCGATCAGGAAGATCAGGTGCTTGAAGCGGTTAAGCGAATCCTACATGAAAACAAATCAAACGGCTTTGACCGCCGTATTGCCCGTGAGCTTTTCAAAAGTACTCAGGTAGCTGAATGCTGGTTTCCTGTTACAAAGGCTGAAACGCATGATGATTATGGGTTTCCTACGCAGTTCAAAATCAGAGTAACCGCATTCAATACCGCGGACGGAAACAAACTTTTCCCATTGTTTGATGAAACCGGAGACATGATCGCTTTCAGCCGGGAATTCATTATTGAAGACGATGAGGACAAAAAGAAAACCTACTTTGAAACCTATACGGCTCAGGAAAAACGCACATGGATTCAGGATGGTAATGGATGGACTGAGCAGCCGGCAATTCCTAACACCATAGGCAAAATTCCAATTGTATACGCTTCTCAGGAGCAAGTAGAATGGGAAGATGTTCAGTCAAAGATCGACCGTCTGGAAAAGCTGCTTTCAAACTTTGCAGAAACAAACGATTACCACGCTTCACCCAAGATATTTGTTCAGGGTAGGATTGAAGGCTGGGCCAAGAAAGGGGAGCAGGGCGCAATTATTCAGGGTGAACCGGGGGCAACGGCTACATATCTTTCATGGGATCATGCTCCGGAATCTGTTAAGCTTGAAATTGAAACACTGCTTCGGTTCATCTTCTCTTTCACTCAGACACCTGACATTTCTTTCGATAGCGTGAAAGGACTTCGTGAAATCTCAGGTGAAGCACTTAAAATGCTGTTTTTAGATGCGCATTTGAAAGTGCAGGACAAAAGAGAAATCTTTGATGATTACCTGCAGAGAAGAATCAGCATCCTGAAATCCTTTGTAGGAACGATGAATCTGGCACTTAAACCAGTTGCCTCCAAACTGATGATCGAGCCGGAAATACAGCCGTTCATAATTAACGATCAGAAAGCAATGATCGAGCGTTTGACCATGGCAAACGGCAATAAAGCTATCGTTTCTCAGCGGACTTCCGTTGCATTATCTGACCTGGTGGATGATGTCGATGCTGAAATGAAACAGATACAAGCCGAGGAAAAACAGCGTGCCGCGAATGATGTTCTTGAACCAGGTTTTTAGTACTTTGCCCGTCAAACGTAAACTCTGGAGAACATGATAATTGTAAAGATGTGGGTATTGACCGAGGAAGGAGTAGAGCGGGATGAAGCCGGATTCCCGCTTACTAATAAAGACTGGATTTTGCAGGATGCCTTCATTGATTTGAATCAGGTCAGCCACGCATATGAAAGCCTGTACCATCCGGGTTGCATCACAGTTGAAATGAAAACCGATGTGGCAATGCATGTGCAAATGAGCATTCATGAGCTTTATGAAAAAAAGCTAGAGTATCAACGAACCATGTTTATTTCAGCCTTTTTTCAGAGCAATTAACCAATGCCCAAAAGACCATTCGACCACACTAGCTACGATCGTAAGCATTTCGAAACCATTGAGCAGTACGTGAAACGGATCAAAAGGATTTATGCCCGAACGATCCGTGACGCTGTTCTGATTTCTCAAAATATCCGGCTTGCAGATGGCCAGCTATTTTCCTTTGAAGCCAATCAGGTACTCAAAGCGCAGGCAGACCGGTTGTTTATGGCGATGTATACCGAAATGCTGAAATCAATTAACACTGCAACCGGTGAAGTTTGGCTTATTTCTGCGCTTAAAAACGACGATCTTGTAAATTCGGTACTGGACACTACCAAGCTATCAGGAAACGTCCTGAGCCGTTATTTAAACCGGAACCTGTCCGCGCTGTCTTCTTTTCAAAACCGGAAAGTTGGCGGCATGGGGTTATCGGAACGGATCTGGAAGCAGACTCAGCAATTCAGAAACGAATTGGAGCTTGGTTTGGATATCGGAATAGGAGAGGGCAAGTCTGCTGCATCATTGGCGCGTGATCTGCAGCAGAACATGGTTGACCCTGATCGTTTGTTTCGCCGAGTTCGTGATAAGCATGGAAATCTGGTCCTGAGCAAAGCGGCAAAGAATTTTAATCCCGGCCAAGGTGTATACCGGAGTTCTTACAAGAATGCAATGAGGCTTACCAGAACGGAAATCAACATGAGTTACCGCACAGCCGATTACGAACGTTTTCAGCAGCTTGATTTTGTTGTAGGCTATGAGGTTAAGCGCAGCAACAATTTAACAACCTGCGACATTTGCGGTCCGCTTGCCGGGAAGTATCCTAAAACATTCAAGTTCATTTCATGGCACAGCAACTGCCGCTGTTTTGTGGTTTCGATACTTGCCACAAATAAGGAAATGAACGAGCTTGAATTGAAGCTGCTAAACGATGAACCGACTTCTGATTTCAGGAGCACTAATCAGGTACAGAATGTTCATCCGGGCTACACGAAATGGATT